CCATCGCTCGACAAGCCAATGGTTAATCACAAGCCGACGAAAGTTGGCAGACCTCCAGCTCCACAAATTCAACTAGGCACGCACGCTGCGAAAGCTCAAATCTTCCAGGCTTTGCAATTGCGACCACCGGCAGACGAATCTGATGGCTTCCCTTATGGCTATTTCCATTTTCCGAGTACGCCGGAATTCGGGGACTCTGCCGGCGGCGACGCTACCGGGTTTTTCCAAATGCTAACGGCGGAGGAGTCCAGGCTCAAGAAAGCGCCTTCCGGGGAATGGTTGCCCTTCTTTGAGAATGTAAACAAACAACGGAATGAGGCGCTTGATTGCTGCGCTTACGCGCTCGCCGCTGCACGTTTCATGCGTCCCAATTATGAAAAGATACTTCACAACCAAAAACTGAAAGCGGGCCTGATATGACTGAATACAAAAACCTGCGCGAAATGCTCAAGGAAGAAATTTGCCGAGAAAATCACCGCTGGATCGGTACGGCTTCAAGATTGCTGGCGAGAGACGGATTCGAGGCATCAGAAGCTTTCGAACTGAGTTGTAAATACGCGAGTCTTCACGGGCCAAACGGTGATGGCCCGTATATCGAGCCTCAATCAATCCGCCATCTTTTGACTGATGAGGAAGCTTTTCCCCTTACTTAGTGCCTGCTTGATCGGCACTGCCGGCGCGGAAACTGTTTTACCTGTTCCTTTCCGAAGCGAAATGGAGCAGGAAAACTGCCTAGTGATGGCAGCAATGCTTTGGCCGGATGCGATGATTGAGGAAATGGAAATGGAAGCCTTAGAAGAATTTGACAAAAAAAAAAAAATGAATTTGACCGAGATAATTACGGAAGTAATAGAAACGCTAGTAGAAGAGGTTGACCACAAAAGCGCCTGCTGTGGCGTTGCACTAGACGACAGCTTGGAATGCAAACGATGCTTCAAAAGCCCCAGAGCGGAGGTGGACGTTTACGCATTCGGGCAATGGCACATCGTCGAATATGACCCGGAAGAGGGCACAATTTTACAGGTTGAGACAAACGATTGAAAAAAGAAGCCCGCCCCAGAGACGATCCGGGGCGGGCTAATAATGAAGAAACACGATACATAGCGGTGACCATACCGACTACAAATGAAAACTATAATAGCACCAGATGAGGTGCAAGAGAAAAATCCGCAACAGCTCCAAAGCGAGCGGAAAGAGCAAGCCATCGACGGAATTGTTGATTCAATCCTGTTTTATTCCCCGGGCACCGGTTGCCTGATTTGGAAAGAGCGCCCGCGTTGGATGTTCAAAAACCAGCAAGCCTTCATCGCCTGGAATAAGAAATACCCTGGCAGCATGGCTGGAGGCTTGACCAAATCCAAGGAGAAGATGCAGGTTGCGGTGTTTGATACGCGGTTTGATTTTTCGCGGGTATGCTGGCGGCTCTACTTCGGGAAATGGCCTGAACGGAGGATCACAAGCGTAAATGGCGACAGATACGACAACCGGATTAAAAACCTGAAATTGCAGGAACTTTGAACGCGCACGATTATATGAACAACAATTTTGACGGTTTCACCTTTTCCAAATTCTCAACGGTTTTTGACAAATCACCGCCGGCCGAAACTACGATAGAAGAAACTTGGCGCGAGATTATCGCCGGGAAGTATTCACAACTGATCAATTCAATTCGGCAAGCACCGAACAAAGACGAAAGAAGCAGGCTCAAACTGAAGCTTCCCGCGATCACACCACAAGCCCATTTCCTAACGGGCGAGCGTTCAAAGACGGCTCCACACAACCCTAGGCCAGTCATCGTCATTGATATTGACGGTTTATCTTTCGAGGATGCCGACAGGGTTAGGAATGATTTAGGGCGCGATCCACACTGCTTCCTATCGTTCCTTTCGCCGTCTGCTGAGGGCGTGAAAGCGTTCCTGGCCATTTCCGACGCCAGGAAAGATCCAGCTGATATTTTTTACACGGCGGAGAACTACATAAAAACCCAATACGGGCTTGATATTGATTCCAAATGTATTGGGCCGGACAGGGCTTGCTTTGTTTCTGCCGATGGGGGCGCAATCTATAAGGGGGAGGCGGCGCCGCTGAAGATAGTTTCAAGACCTCAAGCAGATCCGGCAAAGGTGCCATATTCGGTTGAGAAACCGCGAAATAATGACCTGACAGGGGAGAGCCCGCTCGACTCATACAGCAGGCAGGCCGGACAACAGACATTCGAGGCATTGCTTGCAGCGCATGGCTGGACTCCATCTAGTCACGACCGCTTGAAATGGACGAGGCCCGGTAAAAGCGGCGGAACCAGCGGCCAGATAAACCCGCCTGATTCAACAATTGATGTTTGGAGCTTCTACAGCCACAGCTCCAGCGTTGATTTTGAGACAAGCAAAGCACTCACTGCCGGCGCTCTTTACGCTGAACTCGAATTCAGCGGTGATTTCAGCGCAGCGGCCAAGTCCCTACGAAATAAGGGGTTTGGGGATGCCATCGAGCCAGCAAAGGCAAAGGAGGTTCAATTGCCGCCTGAAAAGGTGGTGGAGATTGAACCGGATTCCTGCCCGTTCCCAATGGAGGCTTTGCCATCAAATTTGCGTTCATACGTGAAAAACGTAGCGCTGGTGAACGGCACGCCTGAAAGCCTATCAGCGGTCATCTGCTTCTCTGCCTTGTCTGCCTGCCTTGGAAATGGCGTTGCCGTTAAATCCGTTCCCGGCAGCGTTGCCAAACCGAATCTTTTCACTTTGACCCTGGCCAAGTCAGGAACCGGCAAGGGGAGAACTCAAAAAGCGGTTATGGGGCCGCTTTTGAAGTGCATTCAAGAGTTTGAGGAGAACAGACAAAACAGCATTGCGCCCATCGCTGAAAAGAAAATTGCGGAATTATCAGACCAGATTGATGATGTCTTGGAGGAAGGCGGCGACCCGGGAGAGTTGAACGCCGAGAAATCGAAGCTTGAGAAGGATTTGAGCCCGGAATACGCGGTAGTTAGCGATGCGACGACGGAAACCATGCTGGGTTATTTGGGTGGCAATACACACCAGGCTTGCTTGTCGCTGTCGGCAGAAGCGTCTCAACAGCTCCAGAACATGAGCGGGCGCTACTCTTCGAGCAAGGGCACGAACGACGACGGCACCTTATGCGATCTTTTTTCAGGGGATGCGGTTAGCTACAATCGAAAAAACGAATCTCACAAGCTAGTTGATGCTACATTGAGTATCTGTTGGATGACTCAGCCACACGTTTTCATGGGGCTGTTGGGTGATAAAAACAAGATCGAAGGCGGGTTTTTGGCGCGTTTCCTGATGCACGATTCAGAAGCAGAGATCCAGGACTGGCCGGAATTTGATCCACCAATTGATGCTGGATCGCATCGCTATTGGGCCAAGATCATTGACGATTTGTTCTCAAATTTCAGGGCAAAACCTGTTCCTGGGGATGTCCCCGTCATTCCTTCTACGGATGAATTTAGGAACGAATTTAGGACATATTTTAACTACAATGCAGAGAAGGCCAGGACGGCCCCGGTTGAGCAGATGGCGGCATTCTATAACCGTTACACAGAGAATGGATTCAGGCTTGCCATTGTCCTGCACGCTTCAATTTGGGGCGCTGATATGGTGAACCACGACATGACGGGCGATACTGCACGCCGGGCAATTGCTCTGGTGATGTGGATGGCGGAGCGGGGTAAAGACTTACTTTTCCCTCTGATGTTGGAGAAGATGAAACAGAAGGAAACGGAAGAAGTGAAATGGTTGGAGCTGATAAAGGATGCAGGCGATGAGGGCGTGAGGCTGAGAACTGCGCGGAGATCCGCGAACATGACAAGTGCCGGATTCATCAAAAAGGTTCAATCTATGCCATGTATCGAGATTCGTAAGTTGATCCCGGACGGCGGCAAAAGGGGTGTCGATATGCTCTTCTATGTGCCACAGGAATCGGATTCATGCCCTTCTTAATGGCATATTTGGCCATCTTAATGGCATATTCAATTGGCATAAGTGGCATATTTGAATCCTTAATGGCATATTGGCATACTGGCATATGGGGTTAATGGCATAAAGGCAGTATTGGCACTAATAAACGATTTTTAATAATAATAATAATAATACAGAGTATTTAATACACTGATTTATAATCACTAGAAACCAAGATCAGAGAGAAATTGAATCCTCCTCATATGCCAATATGCCAATATGCCAATAACGAATCCTTAATGGCATATTTTTTTAGGGCAATATGCCAATAAGAAAATCTGCCAAATCTCACTTATGCCCTATTTTTACGCGGAATGAGTAAAAAGCCAAAGCACACCTTCCCAACTGTAACCAAGTGGAATCGTATTTTGCTGATCGACTTATGACAGTTGGAAATGGAAGGGCGGGAACTTTATTCAGAAATATACTTTACTAATACAACAAGGCATGTAGGATGTGGGCGAAGAAATGAGCAATACCATCACAGCAATAATCGTTGCGGCCCTGGCTGCACTTTCACTCTACACGGAACTTGTGCGCGTTCCTGAATTCAACAGAGCCAAAGAGCGGGCAGATATGGCGGACGGCTTAGAAGGCCGCCTGTTGTCCACTGAGGCCGAGTTGAAGCGTTCTGTCGAAGAGACGGCAGAGATTCGGGAAAGGCTGGCAGAGTCCGGTAAAGCGGGGTTAGCTTTCAAATCGGAACTGGATCGAACCAGGAAAGAACTACAGAAGACAAATCTGTGGCTTGAATACGCAGAACACAAAATCCAGCAATTGGAGGATATGACGGCAGGAGCTGCCGCCCATAATCAAACCCACCGTTACGGGCCGGACGCTGAGACGGCAGGGAAGATTGCAACGCTGGAGGCTAATTTGAGCAAGGCGCGTGCAATGCTATCTGATGCCCAGCGCCGAACAGGTCATTTCAGCAATTCCGGAATCCGGACATCAGACGCTGATCGGAGAAAGTTCGAGCAATCAAAGCAGGAGGACATCAGGGCCATGACTGAATACATTGCGAGCGTCGAATCTGAGCTGAGAAAATATTCAAATTACTAATTGAAATAGGAGGATTGATATGAAGCCAGAAACGAAAATTCTTATTTTAGCCTTGGCAATGGTTGCCGTGTCGCTCATTGCCGGCCGGTGTGTGATTGATGCCAAGGGCAAAGGGCCAGGCATCGGAGCAACCGGAGCGAAGGTGGCAGGATCAGCGGCGGAGCAAATGTCGCATCTGAACAAAAGCGCGGAATCGAAACAGTGATGGAAATCGACGCTGAAAAGCGGTTTATCAGGCAATACACCAACACCCAATCGTTGTAAGTCGTTGATAATAGGGTCCTAGGAAAGGCCAAACTCAATCAAAGAGTCGCC